GCCTCCCACTGCTCAATCTCTTCTGCGACCTCGTCGGGATCGTCGCCACGCTCTGCGATGATTCGCTGCGGGCTGGTGAGGCGGTTAGCGAGATTGGTGTCGTTTGCGTTTGCCTCTTTAACTGGGTCGATGCCTGCCCAGCGGCGTTTTTGCCAAACGATGCAATCGCAAGCCTCTTCAAAACGCGCAGACGGGAACGAGGCGAGCAGCGGCGAGGCGACTAGGCCGTACATGAGCGCGGCCTCAAAAATTGGCTGATGCAGGCCGTCTGCAAGGTCCTCTTGCAAGCCCTTGAACATCTCGCGCTCGTCCAAGATGCCGACGCGCGCCGAGCTGAAATTGACGGCCTCTAAGTTATTGCCGCCCGTGGCGTAGCTGATGCCGACACCAGCCGTGAAGCCGCGCACTTGCTCTTTGGTGTACTCGCCATAGTTGATATGCGGATAGGCTGAGTCGTGCGCCTTGAAGTCGTAGCCCTGTGGCAAGGTGTCGTATTGCCCAGGGGCGACAGTGTTGAATTTTTGCGCGCTGTCCGTGAGTATCTTGATCTCTGCGGCAGACAGGGTTTTGCCTGCCTTCTTGGCGGCGTCGACTGCGGCGCTAATAATCTGGTCGGCAAAGCCTGCCGGTGCCTCGCCTGTTGGGCTGACAAAAAAGCCGACGCGCTTGGCGGCGTTGCTGCTCGCAACGGCTGCGGCCTCTTCAAAATCTTTGAGCAGCCACAAGCGGCGCGCGCCCGATGCCATCCAGGGATAACCGCGCAACTGGTCGGCCTCTTCCGGGACAAAGAAATGAATGATCTCGTTAGCCGCGACACGGATGCGGCGCTGATCGCCGTAACCTACGGCGGCATAGTCGGCAGAGTCAGAATTGGCGCGCAGCCAATATGCCACCGGCTTGCTGTCTGCATCTAGCTCAATGCCGAGCCGAATGCGGTTGCCATTCCAGGTGCCGCGATAGGTCGCGTCTAAAATCTGCGGGTCAAGAATTTGAATCTGAAAACCCATCGGCCCACGGCCTACCATCTTGCGCACTAAAAGCTCGCCATCGCGCACAAGGTGATCTAGCAGCACACGCTCACAGGCGCGCCAAGAGAGTTTGCCGGTGATCTCGCAATTGCCGCGCTTTACCCATTTGCGATAAAACGCCTCGATAGAATCATTGAGTGCTTTGGCAGGCTTGCCGCCACGCATCACCATGCGGCTTTGCAAGCGCATGCCGAGCGGGCCAAGCATGTTGGTGCGGAACTGGATTAAAACGCGGCGCGCCCAGTCGTTATTGCGCGCATGGTTACGCGAGCGCGCAACAATCACAGACAGGCTGCGCTCTAGGTCGAGATTGAGCGACGAGCCGGTTGTTTTCCACGAGTCTGTCCAGGCGGGTGTCTCGGCTGCGTCAAAGCTGCGGCGCTGCGTGGCGAGGCGGTCGGCTGCGTCGTGAATGAGGCGGTCGAGAAACTGCGTATCAGGCTGTGCACGCGTTAGGCGCAACAGCGAGGCGGCGCGTGACAATATGCTCGCCATCACATGCGCACCATGACGCGGCCACGCATGCTACCGAGGCCGTTGATAATGCTAGCGGCGGCGTCCTCGCTTGCAACGTCCTGCATGAAGCGGTCGCGCAGTACGATGAGGTCTGGCAATGGGTGATCTTTGATACTGCGGTCGGCAATGGTTTTCTCGCCCGCCCAACCGGCTTTGCCCTCTAACCAAGCATCAATCGCCTCGACGATTTTGCGCGCCGTGCTGCGCTGATCAAGGCTGGTCGCCTCCATCACATCGGGCAAGACGCTGCACGCCTGGTTGCACACCGTGACGCGCTCAGCGCCGAGCGTCACGGCACCGACTAAGGTGTAATTGCCCTCGGCAAAACCTGCGGTATCCGATGCGTCTAGCGCTACGTCAAACGCATCGCCATTTGCTACTGCACTAATGCTGTAAGACGCACCGCCCGAACGCGACACCAAACGATACGCCAGCGCCCAACCTGCGGTCGCTAGATATGTTGTATCGCTATAGCTCCAAGCGGCACTATCGCCAGCGCGCAAAGATGATGGAGCGGTCGTTTCGGTTGTCATGCTCGGCAGTGTGCCGAGAGTGACCCTGACAAATCTGGCCTAAAATGTCAGTGATGCTTTGCGCATGCTTTTGGAATTAAAAAACCCGCGCTAGGCGGGTTGTGTTTGTTGGCAAAACAAGATCAATTTACATCCAATACGTACTCATCGCATTCACCGCTACCGGGTACTCCCAAGCACCCATGTCGTAGCCAGCGCCCTGCGGCAATGCCTTGCCGTGAATATCCGTTGCATATCCAACAGGGGTGCCAGCATCAATCGTTGTTGACGCCGACTTAATGCGCAAATTCAAACCTGTCGTTGCGTTTGGCTGCTCAAATACGTCCGTGGCCACTAGAGAGGTTAAGTTTCCCGTCCCCGCCATCGTCGCCTGATCCGTGCCAGAGTAGGTAATGACAAGTGCGCCCCCTGTTGCAGACGTTACAAGAGAGGTGTAGCCAAAGATTAAACAATCCGTAACAGCCAACGAGTGGGTGTCGGCGCGTATTGCCGCGCCACCTGCCGTGTAGTTGCTTGGACGTATCAGCGTGCTTTTGCGTAAAACATTGCCTACTCCGTAATTTGCATATGCCTTGTCATACGTGCTTGTTAGTGCGTTAGTCTGCACCAACACGCACGAATCAGTCACATTGTTAGCCGCTGTTCCCGCAATAATCATGGGCAATCCACCCTCGGCAATGCAGCCTATTTGCTGACAGTTAGCTACCACCACGGCGATTGCCTGACCACCTGCACCGTCAGTTTTAACTTGCAACCCATTGACACGAGTGTATGCAGTTGCAATACGCAACGCAGCCGCAGCCGCGTCCGTGCGTCGAAACGCGGCCCCTTTGGTCGCATCGTATTCCAGCGCGTTTGCCGCAACTGTGGCGTGATCTTTAAATCCGGCCCCTGCCTCACAAACAATATCAACATAGCAACTCGCATTTGTTGTGATGCCAGTAACAAACAAAACATAATCACCCGTTGCCACAAACTCTTGATTGAGCATGCGCCCCTGCCAAATTTGATCCGCTGTGACCAAATTTGCAGGACATGCCGCCATCCATAGCGCGGGGGTGGCGTAATCTCCACCCGCACCCACCGTACTACTAATAATCGTTGCCATTATTTGTCCTTAAAACGGGGCTGCCGCATAAACAGGCGATACCGCAAACATCGTAGACGCAGCGGATTGACGAGAGCGAACAGTTGTCAATATCGTTGCAGCGTCCGTCAGGCCGAGCACCGCACCCATCACAAGACTCATTGCGCCTATATTCACCAATGAGTTTGCCGCATTGTAGCTCACTCCGTCAGTGTCAGGCTTGAACCCGCTTACCGGGCATGTCCACCCGCCGTCCGCCTCCTTAGCAATCATCGCATCTAGCCACGTTGCATAAGGGGTGTAGGGCGTATCTGTTGCGATAAATATGCTACGACCGCCGATGTAATAAACACACCCACCCTCATCAGGATTGACGTAGTCAATGCTGAATCTGCGTGCATAGTTGCTAACAAAACTCAGGTAGCTTGGGGTCTCATTGCGCCAAGCCTCCATCGCCACCGCAGTAAAGAAGTAATGCGACTGCCAAGGCTGGGTGCTTGTCGAAACCCCAAAATCATTAGGCGTGATGCCTAGCGACGTACCCGGAGAGCCGAGATTCGCAACCCTGAATGCCTCTAGGTAATCGCCCGAGTCGTTGTAGGCGTCCGTCCAAAACTGCCGCGTCGGCTCGCTCGATGGGCAGAAGTGATTCACGTATCCCAAGATTCGCGTTTTCCAAGCGGCCCCGCGCACTTGCCCGCTTCTGCCTGCCACGTTGTAGAAGGTCTCAGCGCCAACCGTGATGTGATACCGATCACCTCCGATGCAAGTCGATAATTGGCGCTCTAGGATATCAAACAGCATTCGCTCGCCCGTTACCAAATACGCATACGTCGTTGGTGCAGGTAAGTGCGACAAGTCGCCCCAAATCGCATAACGCTCGTAATAGCCGTCTAGGTCTGCCATAGCAGAAAAGCCGTATGCAGCCCCACCAAGCGGGTTCATCGGAGCTGGCGAACCCGCTGCGTATGGGTAAAATCTCAATACGGAGTCTGGCGCAGACAGGTTTGGATAAGCAGCCCCTGCCTTGTCTGATCCGTTGTTATTGATATGCAGCGAGCCGGTTCGCTCATCCGTGAAGGCTGTGTGAAAATCGCTCCACCCGTAGGCATACGTGAGCATCACATGCCGCGTAATCGCATTGAATGGATTGTACAAATCCAGTGACGACGCGTGATTGATATAGCCTAGCCGTGGATCTCCGACTGCCGCACCGGTTTGGTTTAAATCAAACGGCGTATACATCGTGTTCGGCGTGTAGTTCTCATCCGTTGATATAGCTGCCGGAGTAATGCCTGACATAAATGGAGGGAGAGCTTTAGACCGAGTGGTCAGATGCGTAAAGTCTTGCGCATATTCAATTGTTGGACGAGTGCCGCCCACGAAGAACGGCTTGTTGTCAGCGCCGACAAAAGCAAATGAAGTGCCGGGGAACGTCGCTACAAGCGGCGTAAATGTGTAGGTTCCCGAGCCTTGGTCTGATGACTGTGGGAACAGCGGCGTCCACGTTACAGCGCCATCTACAAACGGACTTGTTCCGCCATTCGGCGCGGTTGTAGCTGTACCTCCGTTTGTGCAAAGCCAATGCTTCCGGTCGTGGTATCTAATCACCCCAGTAGTAACGGAACCCGCAGCCCACGCAGGTATAAAATCATATCCAAACGTGCTATAGGCGCGCTCAGGGTGCAAAATGATGTTGCTATTATCAGATGCCTTGTTGATCCAATAAGGGGTATCGACGGACAGCGTTCCGGTAGGCATTGCGCCATCGGTTGATACCGTCCAAGCCGTGCCTGATGGGGGTCTATGTGCACCCGGATTCCACTTTTGTGTCGCTACATCAAACGACGTGTAGGGCAACGTAAATGCGCGAGTGTCGTTTGCGCCACCCCAAGCCTTGAGTAGTGTCGCTCCGTTTTTAAGCTCCGAGATAAATACGTGCTTTTTATGCAACGTCGCGTGCCCGAGGGTACATGCTACGTTCTGGCATGCGGCAAAGATATTGCCTTGCCGCACCAACGCAGACACTTCAAACGGGCCTGTAGGACTCCATGCGCGCACGTAAATATCGGCCTTGATCCAGCGATGAAACGCCGAGTCAGAAGTGCGGCGCAAGTAGCTCCAAAACCGCCACTCCGTACAGACTGGGCCTTTGCGAATCTCTTGCCAGCCGCGAATTGGGCTTGTACCCCAAGGCCAGTTAGAGCCATTGGCGATGATGTCATTCACGCCGACCTCATAGGTATCTGCACCTAGATCGTGACCAGTGAATGCAATCTTGAAATCACTGTTTGCTGCCACATTAGCGAGCGTCACCCCTGCCGTGCGATCTGGCGAGCCTGAGACAGAACCCATGCGCAAATTGCGCACCTGTGCCGCCGTCAATGTTTCTGGCAGCACGAACGAGACTGCGGAAAACTTCTGCGATCCATCGGCCCAATACGTCTGTTGATCTTGCTGGACTGCGGTGACGAGAGCCGTGTCGCCTGATGCGTCAAAAACAGCCAGCTTGCGACCCGCGGGAATATCTCCCGGCCCGAACGCCATGCCGATAGACACGACTGGGCTTACTGCGCTACTACCGCCAACATTTTTAAGCTGAAACGGCACCGGGATATTGTCCGAAACTGGAATGGCGAATATCTGGCTGTAGGTTTTGCCATCGCCGTTGTTAATCCTGATTGTGATCGAATGGCTACCGACCGAGAGGTTAGCCGCTGCGGATGTAACAGCGCCAGTGCTGGCGTTGATTGTGAAATTGCCGCTGTCACTATCAGTGAGTGACCAAGCGTAGCCCACCACTGGGCCGTCTGCATCCGTCACAGTAGCCGTGCCAAGCACTGCGCCGCTCGCAGCATTGTTGAGCAACTGGGCAGGAGTAAATGAGATTGCCGTGGGCGCAACATTGTCCGCGACGGTTATTGAAAATGTTTCTGCCAACACGGCCAATCCGTCAGTCAATGTGATCGTCACACTGTCTGTGCCCATAGTCAGGGCCGAGGCGATAGTCACCACGCCTGTATTAGAGTCAATAGCGTATTTCGTGCCGCTAATACTCCACACATGGGCGACCTTCGCGCCGTCAGCGTCTACCGCCGCGGCTGTGCCAATAACGGTGCCGATACTCGCCGTGAATACAGGCGAGGCGGGAGTGAAATCTATGTCGGTGGGGTTTGCGTTTGCAGAGCACAAATCACCCCCGACCGATACGATACCTGCGCCAGAGCTTGACACTAGGAGCTTTGCCATTACGTCACCGCCAATGCAATAGACAAATCAACCGGGCTTGCCGCGCTCGATACAGTGATTGAAATCACACTGCCAGCCGACACCGCGTTAGCAGCCGTCGACGTTGCTGTGCCCTTGGTGCTTGTCACCGATATGGCGCTAAGGCCAGTAACGACAACACCATCAATATGCACTGCAAGCGTTAGTGTGCCGCTCGATAGTTTGTGCGCCACAGTGCTCAACGTGCCAGCAACCGGGCAATCCACGCAAATGGTGTACGGGCCTTTGTTGGATGGGCTTTGTTCGTTGTGTACTAACTGGTTAGATACTCTCAAGATGGCGCGAACCTGCGCCGATGTTTTATCGACAATCGCCCCGCCTTCCGCGTAGGGGAATCTCCCGTCCGTCATGTTGGCAATAACAACATCGGAAATATCAGCGGCAGCGAGCGCGCGAGCCTCCCACCCATCTGGTGATGCGTCGTTGGATATTGCGATTTGCCCGTTTGCGCTTGCGGTGGGAAGTCCAAGACCGCTGCCGGGCGGGTTATCTGCGAGATCAGCTAGCACCGCAAGCTGCGCGGCGTTGAGGTCCAGCACATCCGCTGGCAGCGCCGCGCGCGACACATACCGCGCGACACCATCCACTACGTATCTATCAGCCACCGCGCTATCGAGCGTCAACGTATCGCCTGGCGCTTTTATTACGCCTGAATGTTGCTTGGCTGCGGTGAATACAATGGAGGTCGTTGGCATGGTTTAGTCCTAGCGGTTATCGGCTTAGCGGTCGGTAAAGAGCCTAACGCTGCGCGCACTGACAAATCTGGCCTGAAATGTCAGGGGTTAGGCGTCTACCTCATCAGGGCATAGCGACTTGAGCAGGGCGCGGTAGCGGTAGATTTGTCGCGTGCTAAAGCCAAGCTGCTTGGCGGCTTGCTCGGCTGTCATGCCCTTGGGTAGGTTTTCGATATCTTCTATGCGCTCTGTTTTTTTGGCGTATGGACCGATGCTGAGGCGCTGTGCGCCTATGACTTCGTGCACGGTGAGTTTGTATTTGTCGGCCTCGGCACCTTGCACGACGGCTTTGACGCGCTCGGCCAGGGCGTGCGCTTCGTCCTCGCTCAGCCCTTTGGGCGTTTTGAAAACTATGACGAGCGAGCGCTGTGCTTTAGCGTTGGACATTGTTTTGCCTCCGGAGCTGGTGGATCATGGCGAGGTAATTTGCGGTAGGTTGTGTGGGCGCGGCTGATGGCTCAGGCGCTGCGGTGTCGTCTGTTTCATCGGCTTGGTTTGCCTCAGCTTGTGCAGACGCGTGCATTGTTTTGCCTGGCTGTTCGCTGGCTTCTTCGGTTGTTTCTTCGCCTGCGTTGTTTGATGGCTCGCTAGGCGGCGGCACGTCTGAGAGCATGTCGGCTTGTTTGATGCGCATTTCAATGAGATCCCACTCCCAGGGCTTTTTGAGATGCAGGCGCATTTGTCGTGAGAGCCATGTGTCATAGACGGTGTCGTCAAGTACTTCGTTGCGGCGGTCGGTGCGTGGCTTCCACTCGCGCACACTGGCTTTAAATCGCGAGGGTATTTTTATCTCGCTGAGTAGCTGCTCAAAGAAGTCATCACGCACGCCCTTGTACCAGTGCATGCGCCCTGGGCCGCTGCCTTGCAGGCGCACTTGTCCGCCCTGTTCGCTCCATCCAAGTATTAAGTCTTTGGCTTTTGCGGTGCCGATAATGTGAGGTATGACGCCGTATTTGCTGGCCTTCGTGCTGCGCTGGTTTGGGTCTATTGATGTTTGTTTAGGCGGCGTCCAAATCTCGACGCGCCCGACTGAATCTGATGCGCCCTTGATGGCATAGACGGCGCGGCCCGGTGTGTTATGGCGGCGCACGAATGAGTACACGGCGTCTGAGGTTTGGCCGTCTGAGCAATCGACCGCGACCGCTGCTATGCGTAGCTGTGCGCCGCTGGCGTGGCGTATGGTTTGTGTGGTGATGATCTTTTCTAATTCGACCCATGCGCCCGCGTGCGGCACGACAGTCGCGCCGTATATTTCGCCCCAGTAGGCGAGCCAGCGCTCGTCTGCGCGGCCTGCTACCCAACAGGTGAGCGCGAGGCGGTCGTGCTGTACGTCGACGGTGAGCTTGGGGATGAGCGCGCCAGCCGGGCAGCTCCATTCGGCATAGTCTTCGGCGCGCTCGCGTAGCTCATCTTCTTCGGGTAGGTCGCCTTTGTATTCCCAGGCAAGGCCGCGTGATGAGTTCCAAAACGAGATCATTTCGGACTGATCGCCACGATCCATAAGGTCTTTGGCGCGCAGGTATTTTTCAGCCAGCACAGGGACGCGCGAGCCATCGAATACGCTCTGCAATTCGTTGTAGTAAAAGCCAGGATCGGCACTTTGTGCAGTCGCTACCCAGCCGTAATCGGGGAACTCGCCAGATGCGGTGCGGCGGATGTTTGCAATGCGCTCGTCATCGCTCCAAATAGAGGCGCAATGCGGGCAGGTATAGAAGGCGTTTTCAAACTGCGCGCGGCCATAGACTTCGCGCTGTGGGTAGCGCTCGTCAATGTCGGTCGCGCTGAGTACGTCATCGGTAAGGTTAAAGCCTGGGATGGTGACGTTGTCCCAGTCAAGATCGTGGCGCTCGCCGCAGTCGTGGCACACGACCATAAAGCGGCGCTGATCTGTGGTGCGCATTTCGGCCTCGACCTCTGACGCGCCCTTGGCGGTAGGCGTGCCACCGATGAGCATGAAGCTATCGCGCACGGTCTTGCCGCGCTCGCGCAACATGGTGATTGATTTGCCCTGCCCCTTTACGTCGCGGTTTGTGTCGTCCGGCTCTTCGACAATCATCACTGTGGCGCTAGTTGATTTCACATCGCTAGGCGAATTGGATGCGACGAACTTCGCCAACCCGCCCGCGTAGTGCTTGCGCGTGGCACTGTTGCCCGCTGCGCGGCTGAGTAGCTTGATGCGCTTATTTAAAACAGGCGTGGCGCGCACCATTGGCGAGAACTTTTCGGCGTCAAAGTCTTTGGCCGACTTCTCACGCGGGAACATCACGACTTGCACCGATGGCCGCCAGTGCGCGTGATAGCCGAGCACGGTGCAAATCACGCCTGCCGTCCAGGTGATCTGTGCCGACTTTTGCCCGACCATTCGCTTAATGCCACGCGTGCCAACCAGTGACAATATGCCGCGCATGACAGGCGCGTTGTCGCTGCTAAACTTTGCGCCGCCAAAGTCGGGCGACTCTTCGGTGCTCAAGATGCGGTAGGTCTCGGCCCACTCCAAGCCAGTCATTTGAGGCCGTGGGCGCAGCTCGGCAAAGCAGCGCGCAAGCAGTGCATCACATGCCTGCTCGGCCCACGAGCTAGCCGCCGCCACGCTAGACATTGGCGCCATCCTCATCGGTCAGCACGTCAGCATTTCGCCAGTTTGCAATGCGCGTTAAGAACGCACCAAACGCTTGCTCAAGCAGCTCCTCTTTTTCCGCGACGGTCTTGCCTTCCGACGCGTGAGCAATTTTCGCGGGCTCGCCCATCCATGCTTCGCGCGCCAACACCATCGCGGCGCGCAACTTCGGCTCCAATAAATCAGCCGGGATGAGCAGCTTGCGGCGCACTGCGTTGTCCATCTCGATAGCGTCGGCCTTCACGCGCGATAGGCGATCGCTCGGCGATTCATCGCGAATTTTTTTGCACTCGCGCGCAACGTACCAGGCAATGCACGCATCGCTCTCGTATTCGCTCGGCACGCCTGGCGATCCGCGCTTAGCAATCGGCATGCCCTGCTCTTGCCACTCGAC